CTGGTATGTCAACTGTGGCAAATAGATTTTATGAACAAGGAGATGTTTCGAATATAGAAGAAGATAATTTGGTTCGAGACGCTTTAATTTTAGGTTCAATAAATACTTTTCACATTGTGGAAGATTTTATTATTATGCGTCGACAGGGAAACCCGTCTGGTTTCTTTTTAACAACTATAATTAACAATTTTTGTAATATGTATTATAACCGGTACGCTTTTATAAGATTGACACATAAATCATTACATGAATTTACACGATATGTTTACGGGATATTTTTTGGCGATGACAAAGACGCTACTATACATAAGGATATAAAACATCAATTTAATATGTATACTTATCAAACTATTATGGCTGAATTGGGTCTTATATATACAAGTGCTTCAAAGAAAGAAATCGACAAACCATTGTTGAAATTAAATGAAATTTCCTTCTTGAAAAGGAAATTCGTATATAATGAAAAAATGAAAATATACCAATCTCAATTGGACCATGATGTTATAATGAATATACCACGATGGTCAGAAAGTGATCCAACTAATGTCAGAGATCAAACCAATAGATTTAATGCCTGTTTAATGGAATTGGTCAATTACTCATATGAAGAATTTTCAGAAGTAAGATCAAAATTTGAAAAATATTTTTATTTGTTACAAAAGAAAGGGTATGACTTTAATTTTAATGAATTATTTACTTATGAATATTGTTGTAATTTAATGTACCCTCGGCATTACCCTAGTGCTACACCAAATTATGATCTTGTTGGACCAAGTAAACAGTTGATTCCAATATTGCATATTTTGGGCACGGAGCGAAAACTCGGTAAAATACTGAATTATATCGACCTCGATTTTGATGTGAAACCGGTCGATGAAAACAAATACATCGCACAATCAATTGAATCTACACGACATTTAACAAAACAAGAAGTGAAAATAATACGAAGACGAGTTGTGATGGGTCTGGGACGTGTTCTCAGGGTTGTACAACCTTTATTACACACAGTTTTACGAGAAGTTGAACGTGCTACTGGTGAATTATGTCCATGTCAAACTCTGGGGGAAGTACAGAGTATAATAATAGACATGGCGAATACAGGCGAACTATGGCGATTAATAACATCACAG